GGGTGATGTTACCACTGCGAACTGGCGAAAGGGCCAACCAGTCGGTTTCACATCCCATTCGTTGGTCCGAGGGCCCGATGGTCAATGGTCGGCCCATTTCGAGAACGAATCGAAGGCCCTTCACCGCCTCCTTTTGTCTGGCAAGACCCCTCTTCCTGAGCAGATCGGAGGAGTGGCTTTCGCCGAGCGCAAGGATGAGGCTCAGCTAGGCCGCCTTCGTGCAGTTTGCGATAGCCGTGGCTGGCCTGTTCCTCCCCAGTCCGAGTGGGCCGAGGATTTTGACCTGTGCTAGCCCATAAAGTCCTTTGGCTGGCGTCTTGGCAGCAAAGTTTGCGAGGCATTTTGTTTCACTTTAGCGCGGCTCTTGTGGCCATCCTAGTGCAGGCAATTTGCCAGATTATAATTGCTTAGTGCGGTTAATCCAACCTTTAGTGCAGGCAATCTGCCATATTATAATGACCCGTCCCCTAGCTCTTACTAATGGCGGCAACACTAATGGAGGCAATAACGGCGGCTCTCGCCGCCGTCCTCCCCGACAGCGCCGCCAGGGCAGGCGCCGAAACCGGCGCAGGGGCGGTGGGGGTGGCGGCCCCCGCAACAATGCCGCTATGGTGTTGGCCCAGGGAGCTGGGTCCGTGCCCGGGATGCCTTTTGGCAGCTGGCCTTCGCGTAGTTCAATGCGAGCCTGGGATGCCTTCCACCCTGAGCACCTTCCGCTCCCTCGGTCAGTGGGGCCCTATTGCGTGGTTCGCACGAGCACCTTGATTACGTCCAGCGATAAGGTCATGTTGTTCGCTCCTATGGTCGACAACGTTGGTTGCTGGCAAACGTCATGTGCGCTCGGGTCCCACACCGAGGGCGGGGCCATTGAAGGATTTGAGAATACGAACATGTACACCGTACCCTTTCCGGGGATCGCTACCACCGGTAGTGGTATTACGGTTGTGCCTGCGGCGTTGTCAGTCCAGGTTATGAACCCCAACCCGCTCATGTCCACCGCTGGAATCTTCGGTGGCACAGTTTCGCACACGCAGCTTAATCTTGCAGGGCGTACAGAGACCTGGAATGATTTCGCTACGGAGGTGATTTCTTATATGAGGCCGCGGCTTATGTCGGCTGGGAAGCTTGCCCTGCGCGGAGTCCAGGGAGATAGCTACCCCCTTAATATGTCCGCGTTGTCCAATTTTAATTGTCTTACCGACGTGTCAGACGGCAAGATTTCGTGGACTGATTCCAGCGGGTACTACCCAGCTGGTTTGGCACCGTTAGTCTTTGTGAACGAGGGAAAGGTAACAATGAACTATCTGGTGTCTGTCGAATGGCGCGTCCGGTTTGACATCGGCAACCCTGCTGTTGCCGCCCAACGCCACCACGGCATTACGCCGGAGTGGAAGTGGGATGATATGATTAAGACTGCGATTGCTCGCGGTCATGGTATTATGGATATCGCTGAGCG